GGCATTCATTCGCCTTCCAAAGTAATGGAAAACGTCATAGGTAAAAACTTGGCGTTAGGCATTGGCGAAGGATTTGAAAAGAACATAGGCGACGTTAATAAACAGATACAGGGCGCAATGAGTATAGACGATCTTACAGCAGACGTTAACATAAACGGAAATACAGCAGGCAAACGCGGCGGTGTTACAGTATATCAAACAAACAACTATTCGCAGGCGCATTCCCGTTATGAAATATACAAATCAAAACAAGCTACGGCGGCTGCAGTTCGTTTAGCATTGCAAGGGGGTTAAGATATGGCAAAGTTTTATTTGAAATCGGCACGCGGCGACACTTTAGCACTTTCCGAAGCCAAAAAATATAAACTTATCAATATTGACGCCCAGACAGAAGCAAGCGCAAGCTTATCAAGCATAGTTATAGGCGGGGTTGACGGCGACGTCGTCAATTCCGCACAAGCGCAGCCCCGAACTGTCGTTATTGATCTTCGCATATTATCCGACGTTGAATTGACAAAGCGGGAAATTCTTTACGCAGTTAAGCTAAAGCAAAAAATTTCGCTTATATGGGAACAGGATAATAGAACGCTTGAACTGCAGGGCATTGTTGAAAGCATAGAAATGCCCCGTTGGACTAAAACTGCAACTATGCAGATTTCTATTCATTGTGCGCAGCCATTTTGGGAAAATGTCGATTACATTGTTTCAAGAATAAGCGAAGCGATTGATCTGCATTACTTTACAGATTACCCGAACGATATGCTTTATTTCCCCGAAACGGGCATAGCATTGGGCGAATACGACACAGTTAGGACAAAGAGGTTTTACAATGCAGGCGACGTTTCCGTAGGGCTTGAAATAGAAATTCTTGCGCTTGCAACTGTTACAAATCCTATAATTTACGACGCAAACGGCAATTATTTCGGCGCAGGCTATGGCACAGGCACGAAAAAAATTGTGATGAACGCCGGCGACGTAATTAAGATAAATACAAAGCGAAACGAAAAGGCTGTAACGCTTAACGGCGTTAGCATTTTTAGCAAGATAAAACCTGCTTCAACGTGGTTACAACTTGAAACAGGCGAAAACAGCTTTGCCATAAACAGCGATGACGCAAGCATTACTAATATGCAATTTGCACTAACATATAAGCAACGATATATATAAATTAAGGGGTGTTCGACGTCGTGATAGAATACGTTGAAGTGCGAAACAAAATAAATCGCGAAATAATAGGCATTATAGACGGCGCAAAGTCGGTTATTTGGCATTCGATTTATTACGGCGTCGGCGATTTCGAAATATATTGCGCGTTAAGTTCCCAAAACAAATATTTATTGCAAATTGGGAATTATGTAACGCGGCCAGACGATGAAAACGTAGGCGTAATAGAAAAGCTGCAAATAACAAACAGCGTAGAAGACGGAAAGATGATAGTAGCAAGCGGACGCTTTGCAAAATCTATTCTTGATCGCAGACACATATATAATTTATCGGGAACAACGAACAGCCCAACGATCCTGCGCGGAAACGTTGAAACTGCAGTTCGAAACGTTGTGAACAAAAATATAATTGCCTGCCCTTTTGACAACAGAAGAAATATTTCGTTTTTTGAATTGGGCGCGCTTGCAAACATTCCGAAGATAATTGTTGACGACGAAGGCAACGCGGCACAGAAGCAAGTTTCTTACGACAATCTTTTGTCATATACGGACGAAGTTCTTGCAGAATACAAAATCGCGGGAAAAGTTATTTTAGACGACGATACGAAAAAGCTGCAGTATTGCGTTTACACAGGTACAGACAGAAGCGCAACGAATGCGAACGATCCTGTTATTTTCGCTTCGGAATATGATAATTTAACGGGAAGCGATTTTCTTTACGATACAGAAACTACAAAAAACGCAGCGCTAATAGGCGGCGAAGGCGAAGGCTACGAACGCTTTTATTCGGTTATTAAAGGCACTTCAAGCGGATTAGAACGGCGCGAAACGTGGGTTAATGCAAGCAGCATAAACAGAACTATGCCGGCAACAGATTTACAAGACTTATTCCCGACGGGAACATTTTCAACTATTTATTTTAAAGTGAATGGAACAATATACGCGACAATTAATGCCGATACAGAACGCGAAGTAACGCTTAACAGTTTGCAGGAAGACTTTCCGAACGGCGTTGTTAGCGGGACAAAGTTCATAGTTGGCGGCGTGGTTTATGCAAATAAAATATACGGCGAAGAAGACAAATACAACTATACGCCAATAGGCTACAAGGCAACGCTTGACGTAGAAGGCAAAGAAGGCGATTATACGCTGACAGACGCAGTTTATAAGGCACTTCTTGACGCAAGCGGCAAGCAAGTTCTTGCGCAGCTTCCTGTTGTTCAATCTTTTGACGGAACGATTGAAACAAACGGCGGCGTTTGGCGGTTAAACGAAGATTATTTTCTTGGGGACGTCGTTACAATTCAAGACAACGATTTAAACAAGTTCGACGACGTGCGAATAACTGAAATAACAGAAGTTCAAGACGAAAACGGGTATTCTGTTAGCATTACATACGAAGGGGAATAATAAAAATGCAGAAAAGCGGATTTTTTAACGCGATTATTACTGATAATGATTATGATCGCAAATACAACGCGAATGATTATTGCGATAATTTAGCAGTTGTTATTTCTAACGGCGTTCTTCGTAGCATTAACGACGATTTGAAGGTAACAGCAAGCGGGCTTACAGTTAGCGTAGGCGTTGGGCGGGCTTGGATCAACGGACATTATTATTACAATGACAGCGCAGTAACGTATACTGTTCCTACGCCCCCGACAGGCGGCAGCCGGATAGACAGAATAATTCTGCGCCTTAATAAAAACGTTTCTGCGCGAAGCGTAGAATTGGTATACGCGACAGGAACGGCAGCGGCTTCGCCCGTTGCGCCTGCACTTACGCGCACAGAAAACATTTATGATTTATGCCTTGCGAATATTAGCGTATCAACAAACGCGACAACAGTAGGCATTACAGACACACGCGGCAACGCTTCTGTTTGTGGTTGGGTATATTCTGTTTCGGGCGATCAAGCTTTTCTTCGTTCGATTGATAGTTCATTTAACGAATGGTTTCAAGCAGCAAGAAATACACTTGCAAGCGTTACCCTATTTAAGCGTTACGTATATACGCAAACGCTTGCAGCGCAGGGCAGTTCTGTTTCGTTCAATATTCCGCAGTATGACGCAGATACTTGCTTTCTTGAAGTGTATGTTAACGGCATTCTTGACAGGGGCTACACGCTTTCCAATAACGTTATAACGTTCGACGGAACGCTTGTTGCAGGTACACTTGTTACAGTTTACTGTTATAAATCAATAGACGGCACAGGAATACAAAGCGTTTCCGACGAAATAACACAGCTTCAAAATCAGTATGCAACATTAGCGGGCATTTCAAAGTTTACTTATAAATGCACCGGCTTAAACGACAATGTTTCGCTTTCGGAAATCGCGCAGGCGTTTATAAACGGCAGTTATACAGCAGGATCGCTTTCAGCGGCCGCAGAAGCGTTTTTAACAGCGATTGGCGGCAATGCTTATCTTGCTACCCTTTCAGCCGATACGCAGGTTACAATCGACGTTACAGGCGTTTTAGGCGCAACTACGCCCGTAGGTGGCAGCGGCACAGCAGCAAGCCGTTATAGGTGGTTTGCGCTTGGCGCAGCAGGAAGCAGCGATAAACGTATAATCTTTAACTTCGCAAAATGCCATAAAATTAATATTGCTTGCGCAGCAAACACAGACAATATAATTTTCTACGGCACAGACTTAAATATTAAGAACGCGAACGTTTATGCAGGCAGCAACGGCGCAAATTGCGTTATTACGATGAACGTAGGCAGCAACAATCGCGGAAATATGAATTTCGATAGCTGTAGGTTTAAGATCGTAACGACAGGCAAGGCCGTTATCGCGAATAACGGCAACTTCACAAACTGTGTGCTTCACGTTAAATCCGCAACAGATAACGCGTACTGTATAGACGCTAAAAGCGACAGCCTTGTTCGGCTTGACGGCGGCAATTATTACGCATATACCGGCACTTCGTCGAAAACGTCAAGCGTAACAAATGTAGAAAGCACAGAAACAAACGCTGTTATTATGGCGCATAACATAAATTGCCCGATTGTAGCGCAGACGGGATATTATCAAAAGTATTTTATAATCACTAACGCAGGAATGACATATATAGCAGGCGTTTGCACTACCTTAACAGGCAACGGATCGGCTTCATATAGATCGCTTACAGGCAAAATCGAAATCAACAAGCGATAAATTTGAATACACAACAAAAAGGGGCAGGATAATTCCTGCCCTTTGCTTTTTTTCTACGATTATTAATATGTAATTAATATTATAGCTGTAAATATAGCTTCATAAATTCGCGGTGAAGTTCAACTTTGACGTCGTGCTGTATGTTGGGGCTTTTAAATACTGCTTGGGCTTTAGTTAACAGGCTAAACGCTTCGTCGGTTTCCTGCACGCCGAAATAATCAAGCCCGACGCCGAAAGCTTCGGCAAACTTCTGCAGATCGCGCAAATGCGGCGTTCTTCTTCCTATTTCGTAGTTTGATATAGTTGCACGCGTAATTTTAATTTTGTCGGCAAGTTCCTGCTGCGTTAGCTTTTTGCCTATGCGCAGTTGTTTTAGCTTCTTCCCGATTTCTTTTGACATAATAACGCCCCTTTCAAATGAAACTTATAGTAACAATTTTATAGTTTTATATAACAAATTGCAACAATCTTAATTGTTTACAGTTTATTCATAATTGTTAATAAATTGTTTTTGGTTTGTTCATAACACGTTCATATTTAAGGTGTATTATATAGATGTAAACAAAAGGAACACACGTTCCTAAAAAAATGAAAGAAGGACAAACAAATGGCATACGGCGTTTATTTTAGAGAAAAAGGCAACAGAAATTTTATGAGAACTTGCGAATACAGAAAAAACAGAAAAGGTTTTACTGCGGCTTACGACATTAGGTATGAAACAAGGGAAGCAGCAGAAGCAAAGGTAGCAGAACTTATCGAACGCGGCTTCGAAGCAAAGATTAAAGAAGTAAAGTAAAAACAAAATGCCCTGCGGGGCGGGCGAAAGCCCCGCAGAAAGGATCAAAGCAATGACAAACGAACAGATCAAAGTATTTGAAGAACTTTTAAAGGACGATAGTTTCAAGGGCAAATCATCACTTAAACATTTATTATGGCGCAACACAACGCAGCCCAAATACAAAGAAGGTGATCGTGTAATAGTAACGGATCGCAGTACAAGCGTTTGGGGAAATCGCGTAGAAAACTTTGTAGGTGTTATTAAAAAGTGCTTTACGTATGCTGAACAGGACGAATACAGATACGGAATAGACATTCCTGTAATCAATGGAACAAAAACAATTATGGCATATACGGCGCTTGATGAACACGAAATCAAGCCCTGCAACGTAGATATAACAATTAACGAAGTAATCGCAAAAGACAAAAACGCGCTGACAAGTTCAATTTAACGCATAGTGACGAAGCCTTCGGGCTTCGGTAATGCGGCGGAAGCGGTCATAAGCCCGCAGCAACACAAATTAAATATATAAGGGAAAATACAAAGCTGCCCTATTCGGCTATACGGGGAGAAAGGTTTCACAAATGAAAGCAACAACACTTAACAAACTGTCTACAGTAGCTATGATAATCACAGCAATGCTATTAATCGCTGTTTTCGCGTTTATTATCGCCGGCGAAGGCTATTTTAGTGGCGTATATGTAGACATTGCATTCGCGGTTTCATATTTTGTGACATTCGCGCTTGAAATCGCAAGATTAAGAAAAAAATAAATCAAACGGAAGGGGTGAAAAAATGAATTTTGATTGTCCTTACAACATTGAAGTAGAATGCGAAGACGCTGCCTGCTTTAAGTGTGGTTGGTATCCGCCTGTCGCAGAAGCAAGGCACAAAGCAACAGAAGCTATTCTGCAAGCGTTAAAAGAAGAAAAACAAAAGAGGTTGAAATTAGACAATGACAAACTATCAAAAATTCATTGAATTAATGGACAAAGATCGGGCAGCAAAAATGATCACTAAAACATACGGCTGTAGACATTGCCCTGCAAGGAAAAACTGTCTTTCATATCATACTTGCGAAGAAAATATTCTGCAGTTTTTAGGCGAAGAATATCACGTAGATAATGATTTGTGGGACTTCTAAAAAGGTGGTGATTATATGACGGCGGCGTTATCATTTGTGCTATTTACTACGGGGGCTATTCTCGGTGCGGTGGCTATGTGTTTATTCATAACAGGAAAGGATTAATAAAAGAAATGGAAAACGAAATTGAAATTTACGGCAACGACATAACAGACATAACAGCTAATACAGGCAGCAACGCGGGACTGCTTGATACCAACACAGACAACATAATTTATCTTGCAGAAAAGGCAGACAAATACATAGCTGCAATGAATAGAATTATGGACGCAGCTTTAAAGATCACAAACGAACTTGATTGGGTGCTTATCGGCGGGAAGCCTTACCTGCAGGAAAGCGGAAGCACTAAAGTAGCACGTCTTTTCGGCATTTCAATTCAGCTTATCGGTGCGCCTATCGTAGAACGCGACGACGACGGCTATAAAACATATACATATAAAGCCCGCTTCTTAATGAAGGATCAATTCATAGAATGCGAAGGCAGCCGATCAATGAAGGAAGATTTCTTCGCCGGCAAGGGCGACAAAAAGAAAAAGCCCGACGAAATCGACGAACGCGACGTTAAAATGGCAGCATACACGAATTGCCTTAACAATGGCATTAAACGTCTTATTCCCAATCTGCGTAATATTGACATAGATACGCTTGAACGCGCAGGGCTTGATACAGCCCGTATAAGCGGCTATACGTTTAAGGCAGGGGCAAAGGGCGGCACAACAGCAAAAACGGCAGCAAAGCCCGAAGAAAGCGGTTTAACGTGCGCTAAATGTGGTGCAGCAGTTTCGCAGAAGGTTGCAAGCTTTTCGCAAAGCAAATTCGGCGACATTCTTTGTATGAACTGCCAAAAGGAAGCTGCAGTATGATAGAAAATGAATATTACTCAAATTGCCTTATTGAAGCAATTAAAGTAAAAATGAAATATCCTGCTACGATAAATATTCACGCTATTATTGGAAAGCGCGACGGCAAATGTCGCTTTCACTTCTATTGGACAGACAAAGACACAGGCGACAAATATCATTTTCATACGGATAGCGAAGTTCCATTCTATAAATGGATTTGGTGGAAAGGCAACATACAAAAAATAAATTACGAACAAACAGAAAAGGAAGCTACAATATGACGGGTGTGTGGGTAGTAATGTTTGCGCTTGTTGCGCTTGTGGTGCTTGACGTATTACAAATAATCAAAGAAGGCTAAAATAAGCGGGTGGGTAGGCGGGAACAATGGAAGGCAGAATTATGACAAATTTTGAAGCGATACGCAATTTAGACGTTCGCGGCTTGGCACGATTTTTATGCACGAACATACAATGCAGCGACTGTCCTGCATTTTGGGAATGTGTATGCGACAACGGCGAACGCAAGTATAGTGATTGTTTAGAAGATTGGCTGAAGAAAGAAACAGACGACGATTTTTTAAAGGGGGCGAAATAATGAACGGTAATGATTATATGACATTCGGGCGCAAGGTTGTAAAGCACTATCAAAACGAATGGTATTATCCTATTCTTAAAATGCTTGCTATAGTAAAACAGTTTTTAAATGCAATATAAAGGGGTGACGAAGAATGACTATTGAAGAAGCACTTGATACACTTGAATTTTATGAGCAAAACAGAGGGAATACAGAAACAGATAAAGAATATCTTTTGTGTTGCAGAAAAGCATTGACAAGGCATATTTCGTTAATGGTGAAAACAAAGGTTGTGCCGAACCCGTATGGTCTTGAAGAATTGGAAGTTGATTATTGCCCTGCTTGTAACAACGTTGTAAAATTCGGTGATTTCTTCTGTTCAAAATGCGGGCAGGCAATAAAATTTGTGGAGTGGAACGAAAATGAGATTGATAGACGCTGAAGCTTTGCTTATTAAGCTTGCTGACAAGAAAGACTTAATACAAATCAATTACGACGGCATAGAAGCCGCTGCAGCGATCCGAACGCTTACGGCGTTTACAAGGCTTGTAGAAACTGCGCCTACAGTTGATATATCAACATACGAAGGGTGCAAGGATTGTTTATTCTATTGCGATCATATATGCGTAGACAACATTATGAAGAACAAATGTAGGTTTTTTGACGAAAGGAAAAAATACGAAAAATGAAATTCCGTATTGAAAAAGAAGTAGAAAGTTTATTGCAGATCATTGAAAAAAACACAATCACAGCCTGCACGCCATACGACGCGGCTGTATGGAAAGCGCTTATTGATAAAGTTGAACTAATTAGGTGCAAGCAGGAAGCGGACGCATACGACGATATAGTTCTAATGTTTGCAAACAAGAAAAACGAAAGGGAAACAAAACAATGAACGCAACTGAAATAAACGGCAGATTATTTGAAAGCAAAGCGAACAAAATAACAGTTTATCCGGTAACGCATTTACGCGCTTCGAACTTGGGTTATCCTTGCGAAAGGTATCTGTTTTTATTAATAAAACATTGGCAGGAACAAAAGCCGCACGACGTAGGGCTGCAGAACATTTTTGATCTTGGGAACACGCTTGAAGAACATACGATTAAGAATATAAAAGAAGCAGGCTTCGAAGTTGTCACGCCTGTTTGCCGGTCTTGGCAGGTTGACGTAAAAGGCGGCATAATAACAGGCCGCGAAGATATTCGCATTAAAGACGAAAACGGCGAACTGCTTCCCGTAGAAATCAAAGGCCTTTCGCCGATAGAATGGGAAAAGCTTAATAGCGTTGAAGACTTCCTTAAAAGCAAACGCGCTTACGTTCGTGCTTATCCTGCGCAGCTTTTCTTATATATGTATTACTTCGGCAAAGAAAAGGGCTTCTTTGCGCTTACGAATAAGCTTACCGGCGAAACTAAATTTATTGACGTTCCATTCGATTATGAAGCAGGCGAAGAATATCTTCAAAAAGCAGAAAGGATATATAAAGCACTTGAAGAAGACAAAGCGCCCGAAGCTTGCGAAGATATTTCGTTCTGCGAAAACTGCCCTATGGCTCACGTTTGCGGCGAATGCAGGCGAATTCCTGCAGATATTGATCTTGATCCCGAACTTGACGCTTTAATTAACAAAAAGCAGGAACTTGCAGCGGCTAAAAAAGAATATGAAGACGTAGACAAGGAAATTAAAGCACGCGTAGGCGAACGCGACAAGATAATAACAGGCGAATATCTTATAGAACGAAAAAGCTTCACAAAAAAGGCGTTTACTGTTCCCGAAAGCACACAGTATAGAATTAATATTAAGAGGTTGTAAAAATGATTAACATTGTAACGCTTCTTGGCAGGTTAACGGCTGCCCCCGAATTAAGAACAACTTCAACAGGCGTAAGCTTCGCAAGCTTTACCATTGCAGTTGAACGCAAATTTAAAAAAGACGAAGAAAACGCCTGCGATTTTATTGATTGCGTTGCTTGGCGCACGACAGCAGACTTTATTTGCAAGTATTTCAACAAAGGCGATCCGATAGCTGTTGCAGGAAGCATTCAAACGCATACATATACAGACAAGAACGACAACAAGCGAAAAGCCGTAGAAGTTGTCGTAGATAACGTTTCATTTTGCGGCGGCAAAAAGACGACGCAGGAAGCAAGCATAGAAAGCGAAGCCCCTGCAGCAAATACTAACGACGAAGCCGACGATTTGCCATTCTAATTATACATAAGCATAACACAAAAAAAGCAGGGGCGAAATCCCCTGTTTTTATTTTCCTATAAACAGTTGTACCCATTCCGTTCCGTAATTCCCGCCGGCAAAATATCCGATCCCAATTTCCGTATAGCTTGAATTTAATATATTTGCCCTATGGCCGCTGCTGTTTAACCAACTATTCATTACTTCGGACGCGGATCGCTGCCCTGCAGCAATGTTTTCGCCTGCGGTTTTATATGTCACGCCAAAGTGTTGCAGCATTTGAAACGGCGTTCCATACGTCGGGCTTGTATGACTGAAATAATTATTATCTGCCATATCGCGGGCTTTTTCCGTAGCAATATCCGTCAACTTTATTGACAGCGTTAACGCTTTAAGCCCCTGCTTGGCGCGTTCTTCGTTAACGATCTTCAATACTTCGTGAACTTTGTTGTCTACGCTGCCTGCGATTGCGCTTGCGTTGCCCTGCGCGATATTATCACTTGCAGAACTTTGCCCCGTTGAAGTTCCCGTATTTTTATCGGGAATGTAAACAACGTCGTTCGGGTGTATTAGGTGCTTATTGTCGAAATGGTCGTTTAATTTAAGAACTTCCGCAAAAGATACGTTATAGCGCTGCGCAATCTTCCAAAGGCTATCGCCTTTTTGAACGATGATAGAAGAAGCCGACGCAGCAGACGTAAAAACACTAAAGACAAGGGCAACAATCAACATAGAAAGGTTTAATTTTTTCATAATGTTATTGTCTTTAAAAAAAAGATATTTATTCGTAAATGTTAATAAATTGTTTTTTGGTTTGTTCATAACACGTTCATATTTAGGGTGTATTATATAACTGTAAACGAAAGGAACACACGTTCCTAAAAAATGAAAGAAGGGTAAGGCAATGATAAAATATTGCGGAATTTATGAACTTCACGGAAGAACTATTTGCAGAAACTATGGCGGTTGGGTAATAGTTGACGGATATAATCACAACATATATAAAACGCTGCAAGACGCAGTAAACGCCGTAAAAAAAGGAAATGACGGCAGTCACAAAGCAGAGCCGCGAATAATTGGCAAAATGACAGAAGACGAATTTATTCACGCGCTTAAATTCAATTATTAAAACGAAAGGCATTATTAAAATGACATACATACAAAGCACAGAAGAATACAGGGGCTATACATTAGAAATTGAAATGACGCAAGACTATAATCATTTGTCTTTATTTCACAGACGTTGCAACGTTTATAAAGACGGTAAGCCGATTGCAATCTGTAAATCAAAAAAAGAAGCGAAAGATTTAATAAACTACGATTGCTTTAATAAAATTAACACAATAGAAAGAAGGTGAAAAAATGTTGTATGGCGTTGTAATGCTGCAAAGTAACGCTTCGTTCCCGTTCTTTACAGCCGGCATAAAAGACAAGGATCGCGCAATAGAAATAGCGAAATTTGAACGCAGAAGCGGCTTATATGACTTCGTATTTGTTGAAGGTTACGAAGGCGAAACAATCAAAGAAACAATTATAGATTTTTAATTAAGAAAGGTTAAAAAAGTTATGGAAATCAAGAATTTAATTGAATATTGGCACGATATACCCACAGGCAAAGAAAACGCTATCACATACGATGAACTGCACGACAAGTGGCACTATAAGCGCAGGGAAGTTAGAAAAATCCTGCAGGCGTTGAACGATTGCAACGGGCTTGAAGGTTATATCCTTATCCGATCTGCGCATAGCAAGGGCTTCTATAAGACTAACGACAGAAGCGAAATAATTATGTATAAAGACGAAATGCTTAAAAAGGCGAACGCTTATTTAGAACAGGTAAAGAAAGTTAACGCATTGCTTAACGTTCTGCCCGAACAGACGGAAATACAGGGGACTTAACATTATGGATATTAACGAACTTAATCTTGACGGCTGTACTTTCCTTGCTGCCGGCATTTTAGAACAGGCAATAAATGATTACAAGCTTGCGCTTCGCGGCAAGTATAAAAAGCCCAAAGGCGTGCCTTATGACGATTGTAACACATTGGAAGAATTTTTTCTATCGGATTTCGGACAAGACTTGTCTAATAACAACGGCGAATTGATTATTCAGCGTTGCAAAGACGAAATAGCTGAAGGCAAAATAGGCAGGCGAAATAGGTCGGTAACAGCACATAACGATACATTTATAAAGGGCGTAGGACGAAACAATAAGCCCATTCGTTGCATAGAAACAGGCGAAGTATTTCCTTCTTCTACAGTAGCTGCGATAAAATACAAGCGCAGCAGCAGCACAATACAAAACGCGGCAATCGGGAAGCAGAAAACGGCGGGCGGCTTTCATTGGGAATACGTCGAAAATAAGAAATAACGCGCGCCATAGTGACGCATAAAAAAGGGGGTTGACAATTTAACGGCGCAGCAATACAATACAATTGAAAAAGGTTGTGTGACTGTAGCAGAGTTGACACAACAACATAAAAACAGAATACACGATCTTTTTACCTTTGGCGCGATAACGGCTGCTACCCGTTGTTGTGCCGAAGGTTTTTTATTAAACAAAATACTATAATCGAAGGTGTATAAATGGCGATTTTAAGAAAAAGCAATAAAGAACGATTTACAACAATTCCGCAGACGATCACGCAAGACGACAGGCTTTCACTTCGTGACGTTGGGCTGCTTGTTAGAATGCTTTCTTTGCCGGATAATTGGAACTTTAGCGAAAAGGGATTAGAAGCAATCTTTAAACAGGACGGGCAGACGTCTATAAGATCGGGGCTTAAAAATCTTGAAGAATGCGGCTATTTAAGGCGCACAAGAACAAGAAATGAAAAAGGACAAGTAGATAACGTTGAATGGTTTCTTTATGAATACCCGTTAGAAGTTTATCCACGTTTGGAAAATCAAAGTGTGGTTTTTCCAAACGAGGATATTCCAAACGAGGAAAATCCAAACTTGGAAAATCACAAAGAATATAATACTAAAGAATTTATTACTAAAGAACTTATTACTAAAGAAGAAATTACTAAAGAAATTAATACTAAAGAATATAACTATATCGTTCCGTATTTGAATGAACAGGCAGGCACTTCGTTTAGGGCTTCAAGCAAAGCAACGCAACGCCTTATTAATGCAAGATTAAACGAAGGTTTCACAGTTGAAGATTTCAAAACAGTAATAGACAAGAAATGCGCTGAATGGTTAAACACAGATTGGCAGAAATTCTTACGCCCCGAAACATTGTTCGGCAGCAAGTTCGAAGGATATTTAAACGCCCCTGTAAAAGCAGGCAAAACATACGGCGCTACAGGCGTAGAAATTAAAAAACCTGCGGTTGATGATTTGGCAGGAATATTATGAAAAAGGAATGATTAAAAATGCAAAATGCTTTTCAAAGCGTATTAATAAGCCTTGTTGAAAAACAACGCAATTCTACAATATTGAAGGTGAATGAAGGCGATTACGAAATAGACGGGATATTGCATTGCGGTAAATGCCGGACAGCGAAACAAGTTCGTTTTATGCTTGGCGACAAGGAAATTAAGCCCCTTGCAATTTGCCAATGTATGCAGGCAGAACAGGCAGCAATCGAAGAAGAAATAAAGAAAACAGAACGCGCGAAAAGAATATCGGAAAGACGCGACATTGCCTTCCCCGAAGCAGATATGAAAAATTGGACGTTTGCTGCAGACGACGGCGGAAACGGCAACGTAACAAAGATTGCACTAAACTACGTTGAACATTTCCGCGAAATGCAGGAACGCGGCAAAGGATTGCTTTTTTACGGCAATGTTGGAACGGGTAAAACGTTCATAGCAGCGGCTATCGTAAACGCGTTAATAGATCGCGATTATTCTTGCTTAATGACAAGTTTCCCACGATTAATCAACACAATTAGCGGAATGTATGCCGGCAAACAAGATTATTTAGACGGGCTTAACGATTTCGATTTGCTTGTTATTGACGATCTTGCAGCAGAACGCGACACAGAATACGTTAACGAAGTTGTGCAGCAGGTAATTGACAGCCGTTATCGTTCGGGTCTGCCTACAATCATCACGACAAATTTAACGGCAGACGAAATTAAAAATCCTGCGCAGATACAGAAACAGCGTACATATTCGCGATTGCTTGAAATGTGTATTCCGATTGAAGTTAAAGGCACAGACAGACGCCGCAACAAGCTGAAAAACGATTATAACGATTTGAAGGATTTGCTTGGTTTATAATGCGTCAATTTGTTACAATCTATAGCTAAACGTTTCAATTTTGAAGGCGGGGCTATTATGGGACAAACAGAAATAATCGCATTTATCGCGCAGACTGCTTTAACGTATATCTTCGTAGCAATAGCTACGGGGAACGCGTCAAAGCAAACTACGCTTGATCAAAAGCAGGATTTACGCACAACTAAAGAAGACTTAATGTCGGAACTTAAAGACACGCGCGAAGCTTTCCTGCGCGACAATGAAATTTCAACAAAGGCCGTTATTGATATCGTAAAGGCAGAAATTCAAGCAGAAGTTTCAAAGATAACTAAACAGAAAGGTAATTAAATGGTGAACGGGAATGATTAATTTTATAATTCCGTTGCCCCCGATTTCAAAAAAAAATTCGCAGCAGATATTTGTCAATAAAAAAACCGGAAAAGCGTTTATAACGCCTTCTGCAGCTTACAAGAAATACGAAGCGGCTGCCCTGCAGTATATTCCGCAAAGCATATATATAAGCGCGCCTGTTAACGTGCAATGCTTGTTTTATGTGCCAACGCGTCGCAAATGCGATTTGACTAATTTGCTTGAAGCTGTAGACGACATAATGGTTAATGCGCAGCTTCTTGCGGACGATAACTACACAGTAATTCAATCACACGACGGCAGCAGGGTTTATTACGACAAAGAAAACGCACGAACAGAAGTTTACATTACTGCGGAAGAAAATTGTTTCGATGATTAAATAAAAAAGCGGGCGAATATTTCGCCTTCTTTTTTTATATTCTAAACAAAAAAACAAAAGGGGCGTATAATGAACGTCTACAGGGTGAATTATATAGCAGACGGACGCAGTTATAGTATGATTATTTTAGGCGAAGATCACGACGAAGTTAGAACGCGAATAAAATATTTCTTCGCAGAAGCGGGCTTTGTTGACGCAGAAGTAACACTAATAATAAAAATCGAAGAATGAAAAGGGGCTTTAATTATGGCAGAAAACAAGCTTTCACCGGAAACAATTAAAAAAGTTCTTGAAGAATGCAGCAGCTTCGACAATGCTATTGAAGAATTGCAGCAGCAACGAAATAACGAAGCAAAGCAGGAAAAACAGACAGAAAACGAAGTAAACAGCGCGGATTAATTTACGCGCTTTTTTTATTGACTGAATACTTTGCGCCGGATCGACACAAAATAGCGGGGATTGATTTTAATGTCGCGACGCGTTATAACATATATGATAAAACAAAGCAACAATAAACAGAAGGGCGGCGGCAGATTGAATTTAATATTCAAAAGGCGTTTGCCCTTTTCGCTTTAAAAAGGTGGTGATCGCTTGGCGCGCGGGCGTAAAAATAAATATGACGAAAACGTTAAGCCGTATCTTGAACAAATTCAACAATGGAAAAAGATCGGCGCAACAGACGAACAAATTTGCAAGCAGTTAAATATTTCAAAATCAACTTTTTATGAATATTTAAAAAAGCATTCGGAATTGTCGGACGCCTTAAAAAAGGGGCGGACAGAATTAATATTTGATCTGCGCGGCGAATTGGCGCGAATATCGTTTAAACATACGTTAGAAACAAAAAAGCAGTATATCAAAGAAGATACAGAAACAGGCGCAAGAACGCAATATACAGAAATTACTACGAAAGAAGTTGACGGCGACATAGCTGCAATAAATCTTTTGTTGAAAAATATTGATAAAGAAAATTGGTCTAACGATCCTGCCAACGTGGATTTGAAACGACAGGAACTTGAATTGCGCAAGGCAATAGCAAAAGACAGCGCTTTCGATATTTCGCTATTTGAAGGGCTTCAAAAAGAATGAAAAAATATACAGTTTATAAACATACTTGCCCAAACGGAAAAGTTTACATAGGGCAAACGGCGCAGGACGTAAAAAGGCGTTGGAATAATGGCACAGGCTATAAAGAAAACGAATATTTTTATCGCGCCATAAAAAAATATGGTTGGAATAATATAAAACACGAAATTCTTTTTGAAAACTTAACGCAGGACGAAGCGGATCAAATGGAAATTGCTTTAATTAGCCAATATAAAGCTACGGACAGAAGCAACGGCTACAATAGACATTTGGGCGGACAAGTTCACGACGTTTGTTCAATTTACGATATGTTAAACGACGATTATATGCCGTATAACATAATTAAAGAAAGCGAACTTTTAACAATGCTATTTAACAACATAATTAAAAGTGCTTTAGGCTACGATTACACAGAAACAACAAAAACGGAATACTACGAAAACGGAATTTTAAAAAATACCGAAATAAAAGAAGTAGTTAATCATCAAAATGCAAGCCATTTCGCAATTTGCTTTTTGTTAAAACATTATTCGGATTGCGAAGAAGTTAAAGCAATAAAAACAAAATTAACGGACTTGAAAAATAAAATAGAAGGTGAAATATAAAACATTATGAGTGAAAGAACTTATTACGTTTATTGCGAAGATAACTGCAAGTTTGAAGGAATGACGAAACAACAGGTTATTAACGCAATCACAGAAGCTACAGGCGCAACGCCTACAAGTGTTGACGACGCGTTTATAACTATGATTAAAGAACAGAACGGCAACAGAAATCTTAAATTTTGGGTAGGAACGCAGGCACAATATAACGCGCTTACGCCGGCGAATGACGTCGTTTACATAATCACAGACGGCGACGCGTTAGGCGATATTTCTGCGCGGGTTACAAATACAGAAAGCGACATTACAGGCCTTAAAGGACGAATTACTACGGCAGAAGGCGCTATAGTTAATATAAATGCGGCACTTGCTAATATTATTGACGCTATAACTTATGACGATGAAGTAGACGGGTGGCACGTTCGAAAATGGGTAGGCGGAAGAATTGAAGCCGAAAAAACGTTCGACATATCGGAATACACGTATTCAACTTATGCGCCTGTATATCACGCAGGAATTAAGACATTCACTTACCCTACAGACTTATTTACAAGTGTTGCCAACGTATCAATAAACTTAAATACGCCATTTGTATGGACGGGCGGCGGCACAGGTGGACATACACAAACTACAACAGACTTTTTCAGTTTTACAGATAATCCTACGGGAAATATTAGCGCACACATTACAGTAATAGGCGAATAAATGGGGGCTATAAAAATGGCAAAGAAAATTTATCTTGACGCAGGACACGGCGGCAACAGCATTGGCGCAACATACAACGGACGCAAAGAACAGGACGACACTTTAAAGCTTACGCTTGAAATTGGCAGCCTTCTTACAGCGCAGGGCATAGAAGTTAAATACAGCAGAACAACTTCGGTTAATCCCGATTTAAGTAAGCGCTGTGCAGAAGCCAACGAATGGGGCGCGGATTATTTCTGTTCCATTCACAGAAACGCCTACGCGCCGAATAGGGCAAAGGGTTTCGAAGGTTGGATATACTCACAAGCAACTACAGGCGGCGACGCTTGGACGAAAGCGAAGACAATCGTTGACAACGTCTGCAATGTTTGTGGGTTTACTAACAGGGGCGTTAAAAAGGGCGCGCCTGCGTATACTGACTACGCGGTAAACAGGCTTACTACAATGACAAGTGTATTGCTTGAGTGCGGATTTATTGACAGCGACGTTGACAATGCAATGTTTGACGGAAGATTTTTTGCAATGGCAGAAGCAATAGCAAAAGGACTATGCGCGGCTGTTGGCGTTGAATATAAAAATATTGAAACTGCTAAACCTGCAGCTTCTGCAACTACGACAAGCGACAAAATATACAAGGTGCAGATCGGCGCGTTTAAAAGCAAAGCCAACGCTGAAGCTTATGCCGCCAAAGCAAAGGCAGCAGGCTTCGACGCAGTTGTTGTTTAACAATGTGGCAAACTTTAGCGCAATTTTATAATAGTAAAGAATGGCGGGATTTTAGACGTTTGCTTATATCGCAGCGTCTTAATCCTGCAGACGGCGTTTTATACTGCCAACATAGCGGAAAGCCGCTTGTTAATAGCTACGACGTTGTTCTTCATCATATAACGCCATTAACGCCGCAGAACGTTAATGATTACGCGGTTTCATTAAATCCCGACAATATTCTTATCGTATCGCAGGAAGCGCACAACGAAATACATAAGCGCTTCGGATATTGCACACAACGAAAGGTTTATTTCGTTTACGGAAGCCCTTGCAGCGGCAAAAATACATTTGTTAACAGCATTAAAGGCAATAGCGATCTTATAGTTGATATTGATTTAATATGGTATGCAATTACCGGCGGCGAAAAATATACGAAGCCCAGCGCGTTAAAAACTAACGCTTTTCAGCTTCGCGATTGTCTTATAGATATGGTTAAAACAAGAACGGGAAAATGGGAACGCTGTTTCGTTATTGCAGGCGGTGCGCGTAAAGGCGAAAGGGAACGCCTTATAGACGCTTTGGGCGCGGAAGCTATATTTATATCAACTGACAAGGAAACCTGCTTAAAACGGCTTGCAGGGGCAAAAGAACGCGATTATAAGACTTGGGAACAATATATAAACGATTGGTTTGACGATTATCAAGAGTAAATTTCTACTATGGTAGATATGATTATCAAGAATAAAGGCGGTTTCAATGATTATTAAAATAAACGGAAAAATAGTTTACCCGATATACAGGGGCAGGCGAATTAATCAACTGCTAACGCCTTCGCCTTACGTTCCGCCTACAGGACTGCCGCACACTTGGGCGGAAGCAGTTAATTATACGTGGAACAACTTGTCTTCGCATAAATGGAATGAATTATAAAAAGGGTGATGATATATGAACTACACTACGCATTACAACTTGAAAAAGCCCGCAGGAACAGACAATATCGCAATATCGGACTTTAACGATAACGCCGACGCGTTAGACACAGCCGTATACGCGAAATATGCAAAGCCTGCAAGCGGTATTCCTGCAACAGATTTAGCAACTGCAGTTCAAACAACTTTATCCGCAGTTGCAGGCAAATACGTAAAACCTGCAACGGGCATTCCTGCAAGTGATTTAGCAACAGACGTGCAGGAAAAGTTAAGTCAAATAGACACAATTCTTGAATGCAGCACAGTTAATAATCAGCCCGATTTCATAGACGATGAAAGCTGCAAGATTAACAACGAAAGCACGACAATAACAGAATTTGGGGCGCTTGTATATGCTGACAGATACGAAGAAATTATACTTAACAACAGATCAACAAGCAAAAAAGACACATACACAAAAATAGCACATACGCCGCAGTCACAAGGACAAGTAGAAACGATTACGTTCGCCTGCATTCACAATGACGGCACGATTACGTTTTTTGACGTTCAACATACGGGCGCAAATAGTTATTACTTTTCCGAAATAACAAAAAAGACACTAATTACGACAAGCAATTTCGTTAACCTTGTCTATGACAGTACAACAAACACGATTAAAGTAGGAACTACAACACAGACATTCGCACAAATAAAGGCTTTGCTTACAGGTAACAACATAGTAAGGCTAACTACAACCGGCGAAACGGAACTTATTTTAAATCCCGTCAACATTCTTGACGGCGTAATCATTTGGAACAACGTACTTAATCCCGATTATTACGAACTCCAAATTACAAACGCAAACGTTGTGACGTTTATCCATTCCGCGTTATGAGGTGTTTAAATGGAATTAAGGACAGTATGCTGCGACACGTTAGAATTTGACGTACAACTATTCAACGAAAACGGCACAGCGTTTGTATTGGGCGCAAACGATAAACTTTGGTTTGCCGTAAAGAAAAGTTATAGCGATCTGCAGCCAATTATATATAAAGAACAACACGACACGCATTTTAAGTTTACTGAATTTAATCCCGAAGTTCCTGCGGGAATTTATATGTATGAAATCGGCATTCTATTTTACGACGGAACTGTAAAAACAGTCGTTCATAACGAAAAGCTTTACGTAGACAACAAGCTTCGGGGGCATAGCTATGAATAACAACAACGTTATTAAAGCAATCGTAAAACAGCCCAAAATAGGCGTTAGAATAGATTTCAGCAGGGTATTTATCGAAAACGAAGCGGAATTAAGGCAGAAGCTTTATACTTATATGCTTGCGCAAGGTTATCCGGTTACGGCGCAAATGAGTTTAACACAGCTTATTAATCTTCTTGTCGGAACAGTAGTTGCACACTATTACGTTCTTGTTAAAACGCTTGTTGTTGAAGCAAGCGACGCAAGCGTAGCTAACAAGCGTCTGCAGTTGGTTACAGGCGCTTCAGTTACAGGCAAAGTATTAACATTGGTAGGTGAATAAAAGAATATGGCAGATTTAAACAAAATCAAAGTTAACGGCGTTGAATACGACATAGAAGACACAACGGCGCGGGCAGGAAATCCAACAGCGCAAGAAAAAGCTTCGTGGAACGCTAAAGCGGACGCAAGCGACATTCCTACGGCGCTTTCCGATCTTACGGCAGACGCTACACACAGAACAGTCACAGACACAGAAAAAACGACGTGGAACGCGAAAAGCGATTTCAGCGGCGCATATAATGACTTGACAGGTAAACCTACACTTTTCAGCGGCAATTATAACGATTTGACAAACAAACCTTCTATTCCTTCAAAAACAAGTGATTTAACTAACGACAGCGGCTTTCTTGTGGCAAGTGATATTACAGGCAAAGAAAACGCGGGGAACAAAGTAACAAGTTTGTCAAGCAGTAGCACAGATACGCAATATCCTTCGGCAAAGTGTGTTTACGATGCAATTCAAGCAAGCGGTGGTTGGACATCCGCACAGATTACAATGCTTGAAACGATTTTCAACAATCTTGTGTATGTTGATAGCTCAACAGGGCAGACAGTTGCAACAAGTCTTATCAATTCATTAAGGGGTGGCACTCCTGTTCCGCCTACGCCTACAACCGATTATTCAATTTCAAATGCACTTACGAATGTAAGCAACAGTAACACTGCAACAAGTGTCACACAGAATGCTTCATATTCGGCAACATTAACGGCAGATGACGGCTATGAAATTGAAACCGTTACGATTACGATGGGCGGAACAAATGTAACTTCAACAGTATATTCGGGCGGCACAATAACAATAGCATCTGTAACGGGAAATGTAACAATTATCGCAACGGCAAGAAATTTGATGACACCCGTATATCAAATAAAAAACCAAACTTGCGACGGAACACAATCTGCATTTAATAGCGAAAATAATTACCTTGAAACTAACAAGGCATTTACACTTGTTGCAGATTTTGTGCCTAATGGTACATCAAATTCAGCTATGTCAGTTGCTAAAATGATGAATGCCACAACTCCATATCCGGGTGTTGCAATATCTAAAGGATCGGGGAATGAAAACTTTGTTGTCAATTGGATGACGGCACCAGCAACATTAACAGGGTTGGGATATTCGGGGCATAGTGCAAAAGTGATTATGACACACGAAGCATCAACCAATACTGCAACATTGTACTACAAGGTTGACAATGGACAGGTTGTATCACAGACACTTACTGCAAATTACATTTCAATCACACAACCTTTTGTAGTTGCAAATACGGCTTCGGGAACACAGCCGTTTATCGGCACTATTAACGAGGTTTCTCTGTATGAGGTTGTATTTACAAGCGAACAGATAAATGAGTTTTTTGCATAAGGCGGTGTAGCAATGGCATTGTATAATTATAGCGGAAATGCAATAAATGTCTGTTATAGCAAAAACGGAACAGAAAAAAGCACGGGGTATGACATCAACGGCAATCCGCAATCTTCTATTGATGATTATTTGACAGGCAGAACACTTGTTTGGGAAGATAACTTTGAAACCTTTAATTCTAATAATTGGGGTTACGAAATAGGTTACGGAAGAAATCAAGCGACAGAATTAGAATGTTATAGGGCTGAAAATGTTTCAATAGAAGATGGTGTTTGTGTCCTTACTGCAAAAAGGGAAAACTACGGCAGTAAATCGTGGACTTCGGGCAGTATTACAACAATGGGAAAGAAATATCACACTTATGGCAGAATGGAAGCAAAAATGAAATTTGAAAGCATAAGCGGTTCTTTCCCGGCGTTTTGGATGCTTGGTGAGAATATGACATTTCACTATACTGATGGCGAAAAATGGACAGTCACAGGTGAAATATGGCCTAAATGTGGCGAGTGCGACATAGTAGAAATCTATGGCACGGCTAACACGGCACTTGCAACATTGTATAAATATTCGGGAACACCGTTCAATTCGGTAAATAGTCACATTATCGATACAACAGATTGGCACGTTTATGCCGTTGAATGGACACAAGAATATATGGCAATGCTTGTTGACGGCATTGAATATCAAAGGTTTCATATAGGGGAATATAGTTATAACGATGCACAAGCATATTTTTTGCCTATGAATTTAAAGCTAAATCTTGCCGTAGGTGGACAGGGCGGAACTCCGTCAGCCGAAACAAACGAAATGAAAATGTATATTGATTGGGTGCGGGTATATGCGCCGATTGACACTTAAAGAGGGTGACACAGAATGAGTAATTCAAGTCTTATAACTTACACGAATATTTCCCCGAATAAAAACAGTCCACGAAATCATAGTATTGACACTATCACAATTCACTGCATGGCTGGTCAGATGACTGCAAAGGCTTGTGCAGATATGTTTGCTAAATCTTCTGCACAGGCTTCATCGAATTACTGTATCGGTTATGACGGTAAAATTGCAATGTCTGTTGCTGAAGCGGACAGACAGATTGAGGAGAAGTAATAATAATGTCTTGGGAAATAGTTGCAGGGATTATAACGCTTGTAGGCTTTATAATTTCAACAGGAACAATCATAGCTAAACTTTCGGGAACGCTTTCAAAACTGCAAACTACGTTAGCTTCGCTTAATGATCTGTTAAGCGAACTGAAAGCGAACAACAACGAAGAACACAAAACATTCTTGCAGAACATAGCAGATTTAGACAAGCGCGTTCGTGAACTTGAAATCGTTTGTTATAACCTGCAGCACAACTAAAAGACTTCTTGTTTTAATTCTTTCGTACTGCAGTCGCGTTTTCTCCTGCGCGGCTGCAGAAACATAGCGAATTAGTTTAACGGCAGAACGGCGGGCTTTGAACTCGCAGGCGCAAGATCGGCACTTGCATTCGCTGCCATATGCAAAAATTGTAACGTGCAAAAAGAAAAAGAAAAGCATTTCCTTCTTGATAAGAAGAAAAACGAAAGAAGAAAGTAACACAAAGAAGAAAGAAAAAAGAAGAATTAAATATCCTTTTATAAAAGAAATAAGAAAATATATATATAGGTCAAGTTGGGTAACAATTTGTAACAATTAACACTAAAGTTATTACAGTTTGTAACATTTGTTAACAATTTGTAACTCGTTAGCTAAAGCAAGGCAAGCACAATATAATACGTTTGTCAATATGCTTCTAAAATGCGCTACAATGCCTTTTAAATGCGTTTTCTTGTTTGGGTATGTTACAATACTATTTTTCTTTAAAATCGCAAAAGAAAGCGCTTACATTTTAAAAGAAAAGTAAATCTTTGGTGGAAAGCCCCCCGTAGCAGGTAAAAACAGGAAGCCGCTGCATACTGTGCGCCCCTCTTATTTTTTGCACGAAGCAAAATTTTGAAATTTTTCAAAACGTTTTCGGCGAAGTTTTGAAAAGATAACTATTCTTTTTATTATATTAATCTTTTTAAAGGTAGGATTATGGCACATAACGTAATTGCTATTGACATAAAGAATAAATGCGTTGAAATGCGCAACAATGGAAAGACTTCGAAAGAAATCTTTAACGAATACTTCAGCAAAGTTCATTCGGGTATGGGTTTAGCTTCATTTGACGCGTCTTTACGAAAGTGGCGCAGGAAGTATTTCGCAGATAGCGAAACGTTAGAACGCGGAACGTTTGAAAACTTTACGGCACACGACGCGACAGTTCAAATCAACGGAAACGGCGAAATAACGCAGGCTTGGATCAAACAAAAGGCTGAAAACGTTAATTGGAATGAACTAATAGAACAGATTGGCGACAAGATAACGCCGGTTGAATATAAAGCGCCTTTAACGGCGTCGAAATGTATGCTTGAAGTTCCTTTGTTCGATATGCACTTCGGAATAGCAACATTAAGCGATTACATAGACATACTAAACAACATAATAAGTTTAATTAATTTTAAAGAATGGGAAGAAATTAATCTTCTTGTCGGGCAGGATTTAATCCACACGAACGATATGCGCGGGCATACAGCTAAAGGCACAGAAATAGAACGCATTAACGTTCCTGCTGCTTGGGCAGACGCTTGGGCTTTTTGGGGCAATATCATCGAAGCGGCTTTGCAACATTCACAGAAAGTTAACCTGCGCTACAGTAAGGGTAATCACGACGAATGCGTTTCTTGGTGTTTTATTAAAGCGTTGGAAGCAAAATTCCCGAACGTAATAGTAGACGACAGCCTAAAGGCGCGAAAAGTGATTTCTTGGCGCGGCTGCTTTATCGGCTACGGCCATTGCGAATATACGGCAAAAGGCGACGAACTTTTGAAGCAGTTTGTCTTCGATTTTTCGCAGGAATTTGCAGCGGCAAAAGTTCGCGAAATTCATACAGGCCATTTACACAGGGAAAGCGTAGACGCGGGCATATTTGTTCGCCGTCTTGCAAGCGCAGTTCCTGTAGACGATTGGCACGACAATAACGGCTATGTAACGGCACACAAGCGTTTTCAAATATTTGAGTGGTCGCCAAACAAGCTGAAAGCAATTTATTATTTGTAAGGGGTGAAACGATGATAGACGCTGCAACATTGCAGGAATATTTTAAAAACGTTGATGAAGATAAGCGACAATTTGCTTACGACACAATAGACGAATATCTATTTTTTACAGAACGAATTAACGAACTGAAAAAGCTGCCATATATTCAAGTTTCTAAAGTTGATCCAACGCGACAAAGGTTAACGCCGGCAGCAAAGCTTATAAAGGATTATTCGCAAGTGTTAGACGCTAAACGCGGAACGTTGCTTCGCATTCTTTACAGGGTTGAAAGCAGCGCGGCGGACGATCTGCTTGCGAAATTAAGTGAATTTGAGTGAACAAAGTGAATTTTCGGTGAACGATAATGAAAATAATTAAATTCATTGAAGCAATAACAGCAATTATACGCAGATAAAATAGGATATTGAAAACTTTTCCTATGTATAGTAAAATATACCCAAATGACAGGGCGGCAATGTATGAAAGATAATAATAAAGAACTATTTTTAGTTCAATACTACAACGCCATAAAGAATAATGAAGTTGTCGTCGGCTATTGGATAAGAAAAGAAATCGAAAACCTTGTAAACGATTTAGACGATCCGCAATATATATACGACACTACAGAAGCGCATAAGCGCATAAAGTTTATGCAAAGCCTTTGTTTACAATCTAAATACCCGTATTTCGGAAAGCCTGTAGATTTAATGTTATGGCAGCTTGCGTTTGTAGAAGCTTTATACAGCTTCAAAATGCGCGATACAGGCCTTCGGCGCTTCGTTGAAGCGCTATTAGAAATCGGCAGAAAGAACGGCAAATCGACGTTTCTTGCGGCAGACGGGAATACAGACTTGTTTATAGGCACAGGCGGCAGCGAAATTTGTTGCGCGTCAAATGACGACAAACAATGCCGGTACATTTGGCGCGAAATTGCAGGAATGCGGCAGCGGCTTGATCCTAAAAAAGCTATTACAAGTCAAAACCTTATGGAAATAAGGAACGACAGAAAGAACATTATTATTTCGCGAATGTCTTCAAAGACACAGAATAAAGACGGCGGCAACTACACAAAAACGTATCAAGACGAAAGTCACGACGTAGACGAAGCCGACGGCAACTGCGAAATAGCCGAAGCTTGTTGGCGCGGAATGTCCACTAAAGACGATCCGCTTTTTATCAACTGCACGACGCAGGGCTTTTCGCGCGACGGGTGTTATCTTGACAAGAAGATAGCACGCGCAAAAAAGGTTATTGACGGCGAAATAGACGACGTTCACTTTCTGCCTTTTCTTTTTGAACAGGACAGCGAAGCGGAAATTTGGCAGGACGAAACAAGTTGGGAAAAAAGCAATCCTTCACTTCGTTACGGCGTAAAAAAATGGTCAAAGCTGCGACGCGACGTTGACATAGCAAGGACAGACAAAGAAGCGCGGCTTCATTTACTTTGCAAGGATTTCAACATAAAACAGAACAGCGCGCAGGCTTGGTTACGTTCGGAAGAGTTCGCCTATATTCAAGACAAGAAATCATTAGAAGATTTTCGCGGCTGCCATTGCTTGGCGGCGTTGGACTGTTCGCAGACAACAGACTTAACTAATTTGAAGCTTTTGTTTATGCGCCCCAACGATCCGACGAAGTATATCTTTTCGCATTATTGGATACCCGAAGGCAAACTAACAGATAGCGCAGACAAGGCAGCAGGCGCAACATATAAGGAATGGGCGCAGCAGGGGCATATAACCATTTGTGACGGCGCAATAATAGATTTAACGCAGGTTGTTGACTTTATCGTTGAATTAAAGCGCAAATTCGGAATTACTGTATATAAATGCGGGTATGATAAAGCATACGCGCGAGAATTTGAAAAAGCGATAGACGACATAAGCGAATTTATTCGTGAGCCAATAAATCAAAAGGTAATGTCTACGCCTATGAAATGGGTAGAAAAGGATTTTGAAAAGCACGTCATTAATTACGGAAATAATCCGGTGGACGCTTGGTGCTTGGGAAATGCTTGTTGCTATATCGACGGACACGAAAATTATTCTTGCAAAAAATCAAGCGCAAACAAGCGTATCGACGGCGCAGTTGTGTTTATTATCTTATATGCAACGCTAATGAAATTTAATACTGAATTTCAGCGTTATATTAAATAAAAAAGAAGGTGCTTAATTTGGGGCTTTTTGATTTTCTCAAAAAGAAGGAAGATAAAAAGGGTTTAAGCTACGCGCCTACAATGGGTGGGCAAACACCTTTTTACGCCCCGTTCGGCGATAACATTTATGCAAGCGACATAATAGTTCAAAGCATTCGCTGCAAAGCAAACGAATTTAAAAAGTTAGATCCACGACATATAACGTTAATTGACGGCGCGCTTTCAACAGTTACAGACAGCAGCATAGCAAAAGTGTTAAAGCGGCCTAACGAATATATGACTACAGCAGATTTTCTTGAAAAAATAACAATTCTGCTTGAACTTAATAAAAACGTTTTTATTTATCCGCAATATTACACGACAAACGGCGGGAAGCGTTATTATACGGCACTTTATCCGCTTAAGCCGTCGTCGGTTGAATATCTTACCAACGACAAAGGCGTTTATTTTATTAATTTTAAATTTAATAACGGCTATGAATTTACTTTACCGGCAGACAGCGTCATTCATTGGCGAAAGGACTACGGCGTTAACGATTACTTCGGCGGCGGAATGCTTGGAACAGACGAAAACGCAGGACTGCTTAAAATGCTGCGGCAGTACGACAAACTAACGCAAAGCATTTCGAAATCGCTTGAAGTTTCGTGCAAAATTAACGGGCTTGTCAAATACAATACATATCACGGCGACGAACAGCTTGAAGCAAGCCGCGAAGCGTTTGAAGAAGCCCTTAAAAACAATGAAAGCGGCATACTGTTTACTGATTTGTCAACAGAATACACACATTTAACGCGCGACGTAAAGCTTGTTGATAACGATACGCTAAAGTTTTTCTATGAAACGATCCTTCGCGCCAATGGCACAAGCTTGGCAATTTTAAACGGCGATTACACAAAGGCACAAAAGGAAGCATATTACGAACACGCGTTAGAAGCGGATATAAAAAGCTTGGGACAGGCAATGACGAAGACGTTGTTTACAGACAGGGAAGCTTCTTTTGGCAATGAAATAGTTCTTTATCCGAACGACATTTCGTTTATGTCTATGACAGAAAAAATAAGCGCGTTAAGCACAGGTTTACCCGCAGGAATATTCACAAAAGACGAAGCGCGTTTGCTGCTTGGTTACCCGCCTTTACCGAACGGCGCAGGACAGGTTATTCCGCAGGGCTATAACGCATTGCTTGACGACAAAAATAATAACGGCTTGCAAGAAGGTGCTGAAAATGAGTAAAGAAAAACGAAACGATTATTTTCTGCAACGCGGCTTCACAGCAGAATTTCGCGCAGCAGGTGCAGACAAAGACGAAAGCGGTCATATAGTTGAAGGGCTTGCGGCAGTTTATGAGCAGGAAACAAGAATAGCGGACATTTTCGGCGAATTTACAGAAGTAATTCGCGCCGGCGCGTTCGATGAAACAGACTTTTCCGACGTTCGTCTGCTTGTTAATCACGATATGAACGGAATTGCCCTTGCACGAAGCAGGCGCAACAATAAAAGCGATAAACCTAACACAATGCAGCTTACTGTAGATAAGGACGGCGTAAAAATAACTGCCGATCTTGACACAGAAAACAACGAACAGGCGCGCGCCCTTTATTCGGCGATTTCGCGCGGCGATATGGACGGAATGAGTTTTTGCTTTTACGTTTCCGAAGAGAACCAACGTTGGACTACAGAAAACGGCGTAGACAAACGCGAAATTTTGAAGGTTGACAAGGTTATAGAAGTTTCCGCAGTTAATTTCCCCGCTTACGGGGGAACTAACATAAATTCAAGATCATTGGATAGTGATCGACGCGCGTTGGATAATGCGCGAAAAGCGTTGGATAACGCTAAAAAGACAAAGCCCGATTACAGGGCGCAAACATTAATTAGAATGTATAAGAAAGGTTAATGCAAATGAAAAAGAAACTTGAAAATCTGCTTGCAATGAAGCAGGAACAGCGTTCTACCCTTAACAAATCAATGATCGAAGCAGAAGCAAAGGAAGAACGCGCAGCAATCGGCGAAACACTTCTTGCACTTGAAAAAGAAATCGCCGACATCAAGGCAATGATTGACGAAATCGACGCGCCTGCCGCAGAAGGCGAAGGCGAACGCGAAGAAAATGTAACAAACGAAAGAGGTATTAACGTTATGGCAACTATGGACACAAGAAACGGCGCAACAGCAACAGACAGCGATCTTGAATATCGCAAGGCCTTTAAGAATTTTATCGCAAGCGGCGACAAGGCCGAACTTCGCGCAGCAGCCGGTAATACAACTACAGGCGACAACGTCGGCACAGTTATTCCCGAAAATCTGCTTAACAGAATTATCGAAAAGCTTGAAAGCGTCGGCACTATTTACAATCTTGTCACTAAAACTTCTTATCCTGTAGGACAGACAATTCCTAAAGAAGCAACAAAGCCTACAGCAACTTGGGTAGGCCGCAACACTACAACACTTGCAAGCAGCACTAACGGCGAAGGCAACGGCAGCACAGTTGGCAAGACAATTCTTGACACAGCTATTTCATTTACCAACTTTAAGCTTCGCTGTGAAGTAGCAATGACTGAAGAAGTTGCAACTATGGCGCTTTCAAGCTTCGAAGAACTTTTCATTAAGAACGTTTCGCTTGCAATGCTTCGCGCTATTGAATTTGCAATCGTTGACGGCGACGGCTACGGAATGCCTACAGGTATTCTTGCTAATACTCCCAACGCAGGACAGGCACTTGAAATCGCTGCAGGCGCAAGCAATAAGATCACTTACAAGACTATTTGCGACGCAGAAGCTGCTATTCCTGCCGAATACGAAGCTAACGCAAAATGGTGTATGACAAAGAAAACCTTTATGTCTTTCGTTGGTATGCTTGATAGCGTAGGACAGCCCATTGCCCGCGTTAACTATGGTGTTGCCGGTAAGCCCGAAAGAACACTTCTCGGACGTGACGTTATCCTTTATGCGCCGCAGACAGGCAGCCATCTTGGCAACTATGCCGATACTGTAGCTTCCGATACCCTGTTCGCGTTTATCTTCGATTTTAACGATTACGTTCTTAACAATAACTACGATCTTGGCATTCAGCATAAAATCGATTGGGATAACGAAGATCACAGAACAAAGGCCGTAGCAGCATACGACGGCAAAGTTATCGAAAAGGCTTCGCTTGTTACCCTTACAAAGAAGCACTAATTTAATTAAATAAAGAGGTGTGAATTATGACAAGACTTATCGCGGCGCTTGTTGAACTTGGCAAAAAGTGCAACACTTCGCAGACAGCCCCTACGGGCGATAATGTTGAAGACGTAATTAACAGTATTGCGACAAACTTCAATATTACAGGCGCAACAGGCGCATACGTTACAGCGATTGCGCTTACAACAACTGAAGGCGCAGTAACAGGCGGCACAGCAACACTTTCCAACGGCACAACAGTAACTATCACAGTTACAGAAGGCTAATTTATTTCAGCGCGCAGTTAACGCGTTTCAACGCGCGTTAACTTGCGCCATTGCGCAACATAAATAAAAAGGGTGTTACAAATGACAGATACAGAACTGCTAACTAAAGTAAAAAACGGGCTTGGCATAACAGGCACATTTCAAGACGATACGCTAAACGTATATATAGACGACGTTAAAAGCTTTATGCAAAGCGCAGGCGTTAAGCCTACAGTAATAGCAAGCGAAGCGTCTGTCGGCTGCATACTTCGCGGCGTAGCGGATCTTTGGAATTATGGCGCAGGCAATGCAACATTTTCGGATTATTTTAGAATGCGGCTGCTGCAGTTGAAGCAGGAAACGGGGGCAAGCAATGGCGTTTAAGCAGACATTACCTTTTAACACGCCCCTGCTGCTTCTTAAACCTACGCAAACAAAAAGCGGCGGCGTTAGAACAAACACATACGACATAAATACGGGCGAAGTGTTATTTGCAGCGGTTAGATCATTCGGCGGCACAGAACGCGACGTAAACGGCGTTTATTCGGTTGAAAATACTGCAGTTGTTGACACTTGGTTTAATCCCGATATTACAGCAGCTTGTAGAATAGCAATGCCCGCTACGGGTGAACAATACGAAATATTAGGGTCGCCCGAAAATATCGAAATGCGCAATCAATATCTTCGCTTTAAAATTCGCGCAGTCAAAGGCGGCGCGTAATGGCGATTAAAGTTAAAATACAGGGATTTGAGGAACTGCTAAAAGAAATAGAAGACGCGGGCGGGTCAATTAACAAGGCTTGCGACAGCGCGATAAAGCAAAGCGCGCAAATAATGCAGAATGAACTTAAATCACAAATGCAAAGCGCAGGACTTGACGCAGGGCTTATATCAAGAATGCCGCAGTTTCAAGTCACAAATTCGGGCAATAGATACGAAGCTAAAGTCGGATATTCTAAAGGCAGTTACAATCCCGACAATCTTTCGGACGGCTATAAAGCAGTATTCGCTAACTACGGAACGCCAAAACGAAAGCGTCACGGCAAAGAACGCGCGCGCGGTTATGTTTTAAAGGCGAAGAAGAAGGCGAACAATAAAATCAAAAAAGCGCAGGAAGAAGCATTCAAGAAGATTTTAAAGAGGTTGCAAAAATGAACGTAAAAAACAACTTAATAACGACGCTTGAAACAGCTTTTCCGAATTATCCGGTGTTCTTGCAAGGCACGTTAGAAGACGATGAAGCATATCCGAATAGCTTTATAACTGTTTGGACGCCATTCACATTAGACAATACACATTATAACAATGCGACATACGCTATTGATTGGCATTTCAGCGTTTTATTTTATTCGAATAATCCTACGTTAATCGGCACAGTTCCCGATAGCATAAGATCAACGCTTAAAGCAGCAGGATATATCGCAGACGGCAAAGGCAATGACATTCCGTCGGACGTACCAACGCATACAGGTTGGGCAATGGACTTTATTTACAAAGAAATTTTATAAAAGGAAGGTTACATTATGGCAGTAGAATTTAGGGGCTGCAAAAACCTTGTTTATGCAGAAATCACAAAAGATAATAACGGCACAGGCACAGGCGACGGCTATGTAACAGGCACAGTTAAAACACTTGCGCCCGTTGCGGAAATTTCAAAAAGCGTAGAAACTTCAAGCGAAAGCCATTTCTACGATAATCGCGCTGCAGTTATTATCGACAGCGAAGGCGCAGACACAGTAACATTTACTATCGCAATTCCTACAGACGCAGTTCTTGCAGACATTACAGGCAGAACATACGACAGCACAGCAAAGCGTTTCATCGAAAGCGAACGCACACAGAAATATTTTGCAGTTGGTTATATTCTTGGCGAAAAGGGCGACGGCGAAGACGAACGTTACGTTTGGCGTTACAAGGGAACTTTCAACATTCCCGACGAAACAAGCGCAACAGAAGACAACGGCACAGGCGCTAATAATATGTCGCTTGAATTTAAGGGCATTTATACAGAACACATTTTTACCAACGGCAAGGGAACAGGCGTTGCAGGCGTTGCAAAGGCTTCATTCATTCGTGAAAGTTCTGCCGTTGCAACTGCTGCGCAATGGTTTAATGCGGTAGCAACCCCCGACACAACATTTACAACTACAACCGCAGCAAACGAGCCGTAATACCGGCGACGGCGGTTAAATTAACAAATAATAATTAATTAAGAAAGGGTATTTTTACTATGGATTACAGCGAATACATTAAGCCCGAATTACTTGTTTTAATTCCTGTTCTTTATCTTCTTGGCGTTGCAATCAAAAAAGCAACTATTCCCGATAAGACAATTCCTTTTATTTTGGGCGCGGTAGGCGTTGTACTTTCGGGTATATATCTTTTCGCAGTTGAGCCTATACAGGGCGGACAGGCACTTGCTACAGCAATCTTTACAGCGTTTACGCAGGGCGTTCTTGCGGCGGGTGCTTCCGTCTATGTAAATCAGTTAATTAAACAGGCGAAGGAAGGCGACGAATAATGGCACAGTTCGAACTTAACATTTATGGCAACGACGACGAAATAATTAAGCGCTTTGAAACAGATCGCGTTCGTTGGGGCGTTTTTATGCAGGCGCTTGAAATGCAGGACGGGCTTACGCAGCAAAGCGCGGCAGAACAGTTTAACGCTATTACTGCTTTCGTTAAAAAAATCTTTCCTTCGCTTACTGATGAAGACATAGAAAACGCTGATTACGAAGACGTGCTTAATACTTTTACGCAGTTGCTCAACAAAGCAAACGCAATCGGCGGCAAAGGCAACAATAGCAAAACAAAAAATGCGACAGGGGCAGCGAAATAACTGCCCCGCCGCAAAGCGTCTTTGTTGAACTGATGAAATCAACAGTCACGCTTGCAGGAAACTTAAATACTAATCCTTTCGAAATATTCGCGCAAGACGTTGACGAAGTAATTATGCTTATTAACTTTTATTTGACGATAGGTCACACGCCAAAAGAAAGCCCGAAGCAAGGCGGCACAAAACAAAGAGTAAAAGTTAATGATAACACAGCTTCGGGCGGTTGGTGGTGATTAAATGGCAGACGGCGAACGTTTAGGCGCTTCGTTTTCGATTGACGTTACAGACTTAAAGACAGGGCTTACGCAAGCTAACAGGCTTATTCGCGAAAGTGAAAGCGAATTTAAAGCGGCTGCTGCAGGAATGGACGATTGGACGAAATCGGAAGACGGACTTAACGCAAAAATTAAAAGCCTTTCCGACGTTACGGAAATTCAAAAGAAAAAAGTTAACGCCCTTAAAGCTGAATATCAAAACTTAATTAATCAAGGACTTGATCCAACAAGCAAAGAAGCCGTCGAACTGCGCACAAAGATTAACAACGAAGAAGCGGCACTTGCAAGCAATGAAAAAGAACTTGCAAAGCAAAAGGAAGCGTTAAACAATCTTGGCGACGCTACAGAAGAAGCAAGCGAAAAAACAGGAAAGTTCGGCGAAATAGCAAAAAAAGCAGGGCAGATCGCTGCGGCAGCTTTTGCCGCCGCAGGTGCGGCCGTTGTTGCGCTTGTCAAATCAGCAGTAGAAAGTTACGCGGAATATGAACAGCTTGTAGGCGGCGTAGATACGCTATTTAAAGACAGTTCGCAAACTATTCAAAATTATGCTGCGAATGCTTATAAAACGGCAGGAATGACGGCTAATGAATATATGGCAACTGTTACGGGATTTTCTGCTTCGCTAATTGGTAGTTTGGGCGGCGATACGGCAAAAGCTGCAGAATATGCAAATACTGCTATAACAGATATGTCGGACAACGCCAATAAAATGGGTACAGATATGGAAAGCCTGCAAAACGCTTACGGCGGATTTGCAAAAGGCAACTTCGATATGTTGGATAACCTAAAATTGGGCTATGGCGGCACTAAAGAAGAAATGGAGCGCCTGCTTGAAGACGCAGAAAAAATAAGCGGTGTTGAATACGACGTTTCTTCATTCGCAGATATAACGCAAGCTATTCACGTTATGCAAACGGAAATGGATATTGCGGGGACAACTGCGAAAGAAGCAAGCAGCACTATTTCCGGATCGTTAGCTTCGTTGCAATCTGCTTGGGGAAATCTTCTTACAGGCATAGCGGACGATAACGCCGATATGGATATGCTTATTAACAATTTGTTAGAAAGCATAACAACGGCAACAGATAATCTTCTTCCGCGAATTAATATAGCACTTGCAGGCGTTATTAAATTAATACAGGGGCTTCTTCCTAAAGTTGTGCAATTAATTTCGGATTTAATGCCGCAGATAGTTGAAGGCGTAACGGGAATTGTTGACGGCGTTGTTGCTGTTCTTCCTGCTTTGGTTGACGCGATTGTTGCTGTTCTTCCTTCGCTTTTATCAACAATTTTAGGAATGCTTCCTGCGATTGTTGACGCAGCTATGCAGATTGTTCTTTCGGTTATTGACGCGGTTTCGGGTATGCTTCCTAACATTATTCCCGAAATTGTAAAGGTAGTGTTATGGATTGCTGACACGCTTATAGCAAACATTCCCGAATTGTTAAACGCGGCTATTACGTTGCTTATGGCAATAGTTCAAGCGATACCAACTATAATAAATGCGCTTATGACGGAACTGCCTTCAATTATAAACACGCTAATAACAGCACTAATAACGGCGCTTCCGCAACTGTTAGACGCGGCTATTACGCTTCTTATGGCAATAGTTGACGCCATACCGACAATTATAGACGCATTAGTAGTTAATTTGCCTACAATAATAGACACAGTAATAACAGGCGTTTTAAACGCGTTGCCGCAACTTCTGCAGGCGGCGATAAAACTATTTATGGCAATAGTTCAAGCAATCCCGCAAATGTTGCCTTCTTTAATATCGGCTTTGCCCCGTATCATTTCAAGCATACAAAACGCGTTAATTTCTAATATGCCTATGATCCTTAAAACAGCAGTACAGTTGTTTACAATGATTATTAAGGCAATCCCGCAAATGCTTCCGCAGTTAATTGCGCAAATCCCGACAATTATAAGCGCAATCGTTAGCGGATTAGGACAAGGCGTTTCGGCTGTTGCAAGCGTCGGCAAAAACCTTATTAAAGGCCTATGGAACGGCATATCAGATATGACAAGTTGGATCGCGCAAAAAATTAAAGGTTTTGGCGAAAGCGTTGTTAGCGGATTAAAGAATTTCTTCGGCATTCATTCGCCTTCCAAAGTAATGGAAAACGTCATAGGTAAAAACTTGGCGTTAGGCATTGGCGAAGGATTTGAAAAGAACATAGGCGACGTTAATAAACAGATACAGGGCGCAATGAGTATAGACGATCTTACAGCA